CTATGCGCTTTGGTGTGGTTGTGTCATGATCTGTGTTTTTTCTGGTTCAGTGATGTGCTTCTTAGTGACGGCAATGGTCAATTCTACCTCTGTCCAAGCTCCATCTTCCCAGCGCATCAGACAATAGTTGTACAGTTTGCTTGTCATCAAAATATCCTCCTTATTTCAGTAATAGCGCGTCAAGTGCATCTTGAGTAATTTTCAATTGCTCTCGTAAAGAAGCTACCGTTGCAGCATTCGCTAAGTGTCCATCAATGTCACGCATCAGTTCCTCGTACTTCTCAGCATCCGTCTTTATCCGAGGTTTGATCTCGTAAGTAAAGATTGTCCCATCATAGTATGTGTAGACCATTTCACCTTCGGATACCTCCGGCTGCGGCACATCGTCTACAATATACAAACGGTTTCCTTCTGGCTTCAAATGTTCTTCAATTTTAGCTGTGTCTGCAACAGGCAACCATGCTATTACCATGTTTGTTTCTTCCATTACATAAAGTAATTGTTTCATATTCATCCTCCTTTTATTTGATGAAATACCCTACTTCACCTGTGTATTTGTATAACGTAGTTCCAGCTATACATACAGCAGCTTCGTTATAATGTGGTTCTCCATTCGGGCCACTCACTATTTCCACAACATTTTGTTTAAATGACCAATGCTCTACATTTTTAACACTGGCATTTACAACAAGCCCATTATTTTTCAAAATAGTGTTTGGTGTACTACTTACGCCGATAGTATCGCCAATGTAGCCGTCATACAAATCACGTAAATATAGAGCAGGCCTTCCCCTGTATGCTTCTGCTGTAGACCTGCTCAAATAACGATAATTGACTAAAGACCCGCCTGTTTGGTCTACGTAAGTTTGTAAACCGTAATCCTCAGTGACTCCTGGCTCTATGACAAGGACGGAGTTACTCGTAAGGCTTGAGTAATATCTAGAAGGTACACCATAATAGCCATCAAACGTAGTGACATCACTGGCACCTGAGGTAATTCCAAAGTGTGTGCGTCTTCCTCTATTGTACTTTGTACCTGCAACTACTCCCATTTCACATGGTGCATACCAAATCGTAGATCCATATGTTGAGTCTGGATAGTCAGGGTTACTAAATACTGTGTCGTTCTCTATTACTCTCTTCAGTGATACGGTTGGCGTTGCTCCTAATTTACCCTTATCAAACGTCAGTGAAATATGAGGAAACTTTTCCGTTGTACTTTTTGTAGACCAGGTAGTCAGCCATAAATAAATGGCACTATTGTACCCAGTCACTCCAATGTAATCCCATCCACCATTGTCAATGTTTGAGTTAGTGTAAATAAGATGGATTTTGCCATTAGTCATGTCAACAACGTAAAGACGTCCCGTTCTTGTTGCTCTTTCGAAAGTTGAAAAATACACCCAGTCTACTTCCATGCTTGCCGAATCAGTAGCCATTTTGCAAGCTGTATATGACCCGGTGTATTTACCTGCGATATTTACACTACGTACAATTGCTCCCGATTGGTTCACTTCAACGAGTGTGTCATTCGCCAAGAAAACCACGATACGAAGTGTTGGATCATGAGTTCGCTTGCCTTCATCAACGATCCACATTCCACGGGCCGGAGAACCTAATGATAATAAGGGAGCGACCTCAGTCACTTGATATGTCGACACCTTTGATTTTTGAATTAATCCCCCTTTTGAATACCCCGCTTTCACTACCCCTGATCCATTATGGTATCCAGCAGGTATCGCTTGATCGGTTTCACTTGGCGTAATGGTAATGGCACCTTTGTTTGGCATGGTCCCAGTCCTCAGAGTACCATCAGAGTTGGAAAAGGTGACTCCCTGGAGTACCTGACTTTCAACTGCATTTCCTTGCCCCTTGATAATACTTTTGACACCATCTGCAAGCTGTTGAAACGTATGAGGAGAAGTTCCTGGCACCGTTCCCCCCTTGGCGGTAATGGCGGATTTAATCTGGTTTTTCCCATTACCGACAGACGTGAAAAGCTCGGCAAGTGCTCCCTCCACATTGGTAGCTGTGAAGTTGTTGGCTGCGTCTGCTATTTCGATGTTGGCTGCTGCTTTATAAAAGCTGCTTTCTTTACCGCCCAGTGTTCCTGCATCACCCGTGATGCTAAAAGCTCCTTTACCTTGGGCATCCAACCGAGGTATTTTGTTTGCTCCACTTCTAGCAACTTCTGTCTGTTTGACAAACATATCCTTTGATACGATGTTTCTACCGTCAATCGAAGTAATGATAGAACTCGCATCGGTGACAAAATACCACAGTTTGCATTTAGAATCGGCAGTCTCCTGAGAAGTTGTGTTTTTCACCACTCCATCAGAATCTAGATAAATGTATTGACCTTGTGTAGGATTAAGCTTGGTGCTACCCGCGTTTACTTCAAAGCGCACACCATTTACATAAGCCACACCAGATGTCCAATAAGCTGTTAGACCTGATTCACTTACGGTAAATTTTAATCCCGATATTACCGGACTGCCAATTACTGTTTGGGCCAAGACTTCGGTAAGTACATGAGCGTCAGCAATACCCTGCTCCATTTTATTCATCCGTGACGCCGTTACCTTTGTTCCCTGTTGTACAACTTCGCCTGTAACAGGGTCAACAATATGGTCAACCCATCCCGTCTTCTGATATGCCACCCTATACCACCTTCACTTCCAGAGAAAATTCAAAAGCGATCAACAGCCCACTGTCACCCTTTATCACTTGCATGTTTTTAATAGCTAGCGCATTACCCCCATTGTCCACTAAAACCGCCGACTGAATCTGGCCCTGTGCCTCCACATCATCTAAGTAGATATATTTGGTTACTTTGAAGCCATTTTTAATTGTTTTGTAGATCGGATAGGATCGTAGCGTACCGTCTACGTTAATCAATGCCCCTTTAATCTGATTACTTAAATCATCTCGTAACAATTCTAGTAACCGATTTTGGATGATAGCCAAGCTTTACACCTCCCCTTCTGGATACATCATGTTTGTTATTGGAAAGTTCACCGCATGAAAGCGAGTAGCCTCAGCAACCTGCACCGTTTCTCGGAAAATGCGTCCTTCCATATCGTCTTCAGGATAGAACATTCCACAGATTTGATATTCAACCTCAATAAACCGAGTTGGAGCTGAAATAAGGATATCCTCACCTCTGCTGATAACTGCCACCCTGCTACTATTGACATGCAAAGGCCGTATCCACTCAAAATCCTTGGACAACCTAACAGCATTAACTGGTTGTTCCGCTGAGAATTCGAAAACGATCTCCTTATTCGGGAAGTCCTCTGTTACTCTCTCTAGCTCTCCAGCAGCTTGCCCCATTGCTTCTAGTACAGGTAAAGTAAATGGTGACCTAGCCCAATGCTTTCTTTGAATGTTTTTACGTCGCTCTTCAATGGACTGCAATTGCTTACTGCCAAAGTAGATCCAATCCCAGACATCCAGCCCCCAAGTAGCTGACCATGGGCTAAACTGCTGTAGGATGTCCTCACGCTGCAAATCGAAAGCATCTACAACTGTCTCTGCACCTTCAAAGTGATATTCCGCCACTTCATTCTCGTACCATTGCGGCGGCAGCATCCGCCGATAGCGTTCTGGAATCATGTTGTCACCGCCATGGTTAGAGTCGATACAGAGTCAGCAGGAACCGTTAAATTCAATTCCGCGCCGTTTAAGGTGTAGCCCGTGAAATCTATTACTCCATCCACGAAAAAGAGCGCTCCGATCTGCTGGTACACAATCTGAGAACGCCCTTTTAGGTAGGTTTTGATTTGTGTAGTAATTTGGTCTTTGACCTTCTCGAATTCCGCATCTGGTTGCAAAGCAAGTTTTACAGCGATAGTCACCGGATACACTTTCGCGGGTAATACCTGCAAGTCATGCAAGGCCCTTCGTTTGTCTTCCAGTTTCGTCCGTACACTCGTTGCCAGTTCCTGCCCCGCAGGGTTGCCTATCAGGTCTGTGATATACACGTCGATAGATAGGTCATGCCGCGCCTTCTCAATAGCAACTGCTCCTCCTACCCCATCTACATTTCGCGCCCACCGCTCGTAATCTTGGCGTCTGCCGTCTCCTTCTTCTGTGCGGGCTCGATCAATGAGGCGTTGTCGGTAAGCATCGTCTGTCTCTCCCTCATTGCGAGATAAGCCGAAGAATACGCCCGTAGCATCCAGAAATTCCCCGTCTGCCCAGGGTAGAAACCGTTGGAGAAAGCCGTACTCAAATAACTGCTGCTGATCGCTGATTTCCTCTGCGATCGGATAGCCGAGGTCATAAAAGATTTCTCCCTCTTCCGTCGCTGGTGGCGTCTCTCCACGCTTTTGCGCTATCAGGGCCATCCGATTTGCCATCCGCTGATAAATCTGATCCGGGGTTTCCCTGAGAATCGGCATTTCTGGTTTGTCTAACGTTGCCATGTATTCACCTCCGTCCTAGTTGTCCCTCTCATGCCCTCAATTTCGAGCGAAAAAATGACCCCATTGTTCTCAAACCGAATGTCTACCACTTCCGCACGTTCTATCTCACTGTGAGCCTCTAGCGCCTCTTGTGCTTGCGTCTTAATTGCTGGCAATGAAATGCCCGAGCGCATCCTTCCAGCATCGTATAGAAAGTCTACGCCGTATCGTTCCGAGTAAATCTCATACCGGAAACGACGCGTATTCAGGATTTTCTTTGCTGTCTCTTCCAGGTACTCCGCATAGGTAGTCGTCCGCAAATAACGACCATCCAGCCCTTGCATGAATTGTTTTGTAGTCCAGTCGAATTTGTATGTCCATGGAATGGGATTATCTTGAGATTGAACCAGTTGTGTTTCGTCTCCGTTCAGCTCTGGAAACATCATTCCACCACCCCAAGCAGGAGGTATTGTTCGTTGTTGCAACGCAACAGAGCTACTTTTTTACCCACATCTTCCGGCAACAATCGGGCAGAACGCAGTACAGACAGCTCATACGGCTCCAAGGGTGTTGGGTCCTCGTCGAGCTTTACAGACAAGGGCGACAGCGACAAAAGCTTGCCAAACTCCCCTTGCGTATTCTCAATGCCGTCCTGCGCATGCCCGCGCAGTTTTGCGATAACCGAATGCATCTCTTACGTCCTCCTTTCCAATTGAAGATCCATTGTGTATTGTCCGCCCTGCCAGCGTGCTTGGCAGTTGGTGACGATCCAATCTGTGATGGTTTTATTGTCTTTTTCCATGATCTTGATGAGCCAGCCCGCACGTAGCCTCGCCGCATTCTCATCTTCGTGCCTGACCGAAATGGAGCGTGTCTTGGGGATTTTGGACAACTCTGCAAGCTGCTTGGCTGCCATTCCTGCTACGTTTTTGTCCTCGCCTGCGTCGATGACTTTTTGCATGCGTCCGATTTGTTTGACCAGGCTATCATTTGATTTCGTTGCACTGCTCACGACCCGATCATCTCGGTAGCGCTCTACTGTCACAACGGTGTAAACATCCTCGATACTTTCTCCCGTCGAACTGCTTGCGAGTAAACTAGCCTTGAACATCGGGATAATACTGTTTTTCCCCTCGGGCAGTACCGTCAGCTTATCGCGCTGATACTGCACGAAATAGCGGATGCCTGTCTTTTCGTAAGCTTGCTCTGTCAGCGAAGTAAAGAGAGACGTATATGATTGGGACGAGATTCTCTCTTTGACCGTAAAGCCGAACGCCGAGCAGCTAAAGTTGATACCTGCCGACTTGATAATTCGTGCAAGCTCTGTCCCTGCATCCCCGTCCAGCTTGAGTCTGGAGATTTCATTTTTTTGCAAATACCAGCCCAACTCGTATGCTGTTGCGGATAGATCGCCTGTCCGATCATCCCGGTCAAAACGAACGAGCGGGCCATGGAAAAGCTGCTGAGACTCTTTTAGCTCTGTCCCCGAAAAGAGCATCAAAAAACCCGCCGATTGCAGCGGCGGGCCTTCCTTGATTCTCACATCACAGTTTTGAGCAATTTGTCCCCTGGCCGAGGACCAGGAAAGCTCGGTAACGGCTGGGGTCAGGTCATAGCGGGTCTGTTCTTTTCCGTAAATGACTTTCATTTCGTCTGCCCTCCGTTACATTCTGTTTTCTCTTTCTAGCTTTTCGTGAATCTCTCTTTTCCTGTCTTCCAACTTTTTGCTGTCTATGCGTGGAGCCGCTTGCTGCTTCTTCGTCTTCTTTGCTACCTTCCCGCTCGTGTTCGGGCGAGCTGGCTGCTGTTTCGTAATGACCGCCCCTGGGGATAGAAGCTGTGTCTGATTGCTCCACGTAATAAATTCGTCTTTGACAAACAGCGGCAGCTCAATCGAGCCGTGAAAATCGACGTTTTTTCCTTGGAATTTTCCGTCGCATGGCCCGATGAGCACATTCCACGCCAGATCAAGCTCGTCTATAGTCAAAAGTGCTTCAGAGCCCGTTAAGCGATCCAATCCAGCAAGCCACTGTCTGGGTCCTTGATAGCCCTGTACCTCGACATAGGGAGCCGTACTGTCTCCGGGTAAGATGAAGTCAAAGGAGATGGACTTTGGACGTCTGGAAGAGATGCGGTTGCCGGACAATAATGTAATCGAAGTGGTGCTTTCGATGTCGTTGCCATAGCCGCGAAACTGGATTTCCGCAGGTGTAACCGGAAACGTCAGCCTGTATTTGCCTTGAAGGCGGATCATGTGGTTACCCCTCCCCTCGTCTCTAGTGCATCCAGCAGAGAACGTTCGATGATGTCTTTGATGCGTTGGGCAACAGACGGGTCATTAAGCATATTCAGCATGGTCGGGATATCCTGTAGTACGCCTTGAACGTGTAAAGGTATCGAAATTTGCGGAATCGTAATCGAAACTGGCTGGGGTTTTTCTTGTAAACTGCTAACTGGCGACTGATTTGGAATAGGAGGTCCCGCTTGAGGTGTTGGTTGAATAGTCGCAGACTCTGAAGAAGGCTTGTCCTGCCACCACGACTTGACTCCATCGTATAGGGCACCGCCCGCAAACGATCCTCCCATACCACCAATAAACCCGCCCACAATACCGCCGATTGCAGTACCAACGCCAGGTAAAATTGAACCAATCGCTGCTCCAGTGGCCGCTCCCGCTACAGCTCCGCCCCAGCCGCCAAGTGACTCTGCTCCAACTTTTGCTGCAGTATCCAGCTTGTTCTCTGATTCTGCAATTTCTTTAACACCTAGTAAACTTCCAAGAAGAGGTATCCTCTTGAATCCCCCTTTGAACATGCTTTTCCAGGCGCCTTTATTGGCAGCTTTCCCATTCTCTGCATGATTGCCGCCACTATCTGGTCCAGCTTGGTTACCTGCCGGAGACGTAGCTGGGGCGCTGTTCTTGCCTTTTTCTTCTGTTTTGGCTGTTTCCCGTTGGGAACCACCAATAAGAGTATCTGGTGTGTGCCCTGCTGCAGAAGCAGTTGGAGAAGCGTTTCGGCGCTTGCCGTTAGCTTTGGTCCCTTCTCTTAGTGCACCCCCAGTATCCGAACTAGGCTTATTGCCTCCTTGAGAGCTACCTGAAGCACCTTTTTTCTTAGATTTAAAAGAAGGTCTCAGTGTCGTCTTGCCATCACAACAGCAGCAGCCTTTGTTCCCACCAGCTCCCAAATTGCCTTTATTAGGGGCAAGCGATGAGTTCTCGCTAGAAGCAGCTTTCTCTTTTTTTCTGCCAAAAAAATCTCGTGTTGTGGTCAACAGACCTTTCATTGACGTAATTGTACTGGCAAGCATGACACCAAGCGTAGAAAATGCTGCAAAAGCACCGCCTACATAAACGGCAGCGAGTCTTGCCTCTGGGGACCAAGTGTTAAACCAGTTAAAGAATCCCGCAGTCACATCCGAAATCGTTACAGCTACTCCCGATAAATCACTAGCAATCTGCGTGACAGCTTCCATTGCTGCATTTTTCGCTGTATTTTGCGCTTGCATCATCTTCATGAACTCATTCTTATTGACAGCGGCATCATAAGCCAACTGCGCCTCGGATGCATTCACTTTCGAACCAGTTTCACCTGTAGCAATTTTCTTGATTTCTTCCAAGCTGGACGATAATTGCACCCCGCCACTACCTACTAAAGCCGTCATTATATCTTGTTGTTTAGTTGGATTTTTCGGATCGTTCTTCATCAAATATGTGGACATCAGTACCTTTGCCAAGGCGATGTTCTGGGCATCTTTATCTCCTGACTGAAGAACTGTAATTAACCTTTTCACTTCTTCAGACTGGAACTGGCTAGTCAATGCGCCGTTAGCGGTTAACTGTTTTAATGCCCCTTCACGCAGAATACTAAATGACTTTGTATCATTCAAAACCTTCCCCATGGCCTCAAAACTAGTCGCCATTTGTTCAGGTGTTTTGAGGAAATTGCCTTTTTGAGCATTCAGTTCCGCCATCGCCTCTACGAACTTGAGGTTGACACTCGCCCCACCATTATTGCTCATATGCTGAAGCGCATTCGCCAATTTTGTTGCATCTTGTGTTTGAGTAGATGCCCCCATCGCCGCCATCATCTTCACGGTGTCCTCTGGAGCAAATTTGGTCGTAACATTGAGCAGTGCTGCTTGCTTGGCGTATTGTGCACCATTGTCTGCATTAGCCAGCTCACCTTTGGAAATAAGATCCATTGCCTTTGAAAGGCTCATGTATGGATTGAGCGTGGTCATTTGTTTTGCAGTCTCTTCAAATTCCCTGATTTCATTTTCGGATTTCCCGCTGGCAGCATACAACGCACGCTCTCTTGCAACTAACTTCGCTTCGTCTGTTACTGACGCCATGCTAGCTCCCAAGGCTACCCCAGTAACCAAACCTCCAAGCCCGACAAGTTCCTTTTTCACTTCGCCCAGCTTGCTCATCATGTCCTTGAACTCGATTTTCGGCTTCGCCGTCACCTTGTCCAGCTTGCTTGTTTCCTCACGTAGCTTCCGTATGTCCTGCTGCATCTGGGACATACCATCGGAGAACTCTCTCGCCATCTTTTGCATCTCTTTACTGGTTTCGCCCATGGCCTTCGTGAGCTTTTCAGTCTCTTTGACCATATTGGTCATTTCCTGACGAGCTGCTTTTAATTTCGCTTTTTCAGTTGCCATTCTTTCACCCCCTGTCCTCCCCTGATGTCTCTCTCCACCTAGGAAAACCCGAAAAGAGCCGGGAGACCTACCCCCCAGCCCTTTCCTCGTCCTCTGCTTCAATCATCTGACAAGCAAAAATAAACAGCTTCTGCTTGTACAAATCGACTTCGTACTCGAGTAGATCCGACGGGCGGCCTCTGCCTTTTAGAAAAGCGCGGCAAATATGCCAGGCCTCTCCGTCAGATCGGATTAGTTTTTTGCTTCTTCAATGGCTTCTTCTTCCGTCTGGGTCGCGTTGACTTCACGGACCGCATTGAGCAGCTTGGTGTAGCCTTCCGGATTGTCGCGGAAAATTTTCTCGACGAGCTCGTACTTGGTGCCTACCTTGTACGCTTTTTTGAGCTCTTCCTGATTCCAAGGAAAATCGTGCTCGGTGGCTTTCACCAATCGCGCATCGTTGTACAAGAACCAATCCGTTTTCTCGCCTTTGTCAGCCATGCGTTCGCAATCTCGTAGCTCGGACAAATTCAGTTGGCGAACCTTCCACTCGTCACCATCGATGGTTACGGTGATTTCTCTTCGCGGAGCTTGTTCATTGGCTTTGGCCAAAAATTTCTCGAGTTTGTTTTTGTTCATTTTCAAGCACTCTCCTATTCGGTGTAGATTGGCAATTCATCGAGGTAATCCGGCTTTTCGATGGACATCCCTTTCAGGTCATATGTCGCGTGGTCGTTGCCGTCTGCTTTGGCTTCCCACAGCGTAATTTCTTCTGGATTCAGTACGATATTGGAAATGCGGACGCGCTCGGAGTTGCCCGCTTCCTTGTCCAGCGTCTCGCCGATCAGGAATGGGAGGACTGGGGTCTTGCCTTGCGTCAATTGCTCGACGCAGTAGTATTTCAGCGCAGCGTTGGTTGCGGTAATTTTCAATGTCACTTCTACATGCCAGTCGTTGACGGTCTGGATTTTTCCTTTTTGCAGGCGATTCGTGTCGCCGTACTCTACCTTGAGCACCATTTTTCCTTCCAAGGTACCGAAGATCGGGTCTCCGTTTTCATCGTAAATTTGGCAGTTCTTCAATTTAATATCACGTGCAATAGCCAATTACAGCACCTCCCAGTCAATGTCAAAGTATTCGATGGCATCAAGCGGCTTCGCAGACAAGAGGAAGCCACGGCGATCCCCCATGCCGTTCTTTTTATCCGTAAATGTCCAGCCCGTATCAATCGCGCCCTGCTGCTCGCGGACGGTCATGTACGCATTGACGGCAGAGACAAACACCGCGCCGCCCAAATCGTTGTTGGCGAGCTTGCCTTTGTATTTCTTGCCGACTTGGCTGATGTCGTTGACGATCTGATCCAGCGTCATGCTCACACGGATTTTTCCGTAGTCCTCGCGCTCATGCGTACCCAGAACAGCCAGCGTATTGACGGCGCTCTCGATGATGTACACATCTCCGTCGCGGGTTGCGATCAGCGTACCGGAGCCGAGCGCACTCAAAATATCAGTGTGGCCCCAATCCTTGAGCGCTTTTTTCAATGGAACAACGACGGCCGTCAGCGATTCATGCGCAGGTGTCGCGGCGATCATACCCGCTACCCATGCGGCCCACTCCAGGCTGCCGTATACTTTTCCGTTGTTGTGCTGACCAGCGATAGCACTGTTCACGACAAAACGGGCATTTTGCGCCACTGAGCGCTCGATGTGCTTCGCCATGTTCTCGTCGTCCGCCGCTTTGCCGCCAATTACCAGCGTGCTAAGCTTCTTGTTTTGTGTGCGACGATCGCTCATGAATTGCTTCGCTGCCGCTTGTACAGCCGCATCGTCAAAAGGCAGATACATCGTGTCAAAATCAGCACCGGACACGGCCATGAACAGCTTAGTCGAGTCGGCTGGGGTAAGCGCTACTGTGCCGCTTTTTGCTCCTGTCAGCGCTGTTTCTGGCACGATTGTAACGGCAGTCTCACCCAGCTTTTTCACACGCACATAGCTGGATTGGCTCGTTTTCGCTGTCAGCTCATTCGCATCCGCAAACGAAAACTTCTCGGTTTGCAGCGGGCCTGTTACCTGGAGTTCCTTCTTGCCTGGCTCGGACGTCGAGGCTGTGATCGCAACCTTTAGCTCGTTACCTACCAAACCTGGATACAGAGCCTCGACTCTGATTGCATCGGCTTGCTCGTACGCTGCTTTTGTCGCTGTGCCATTCGTCATGCGATACGCGAGAATCGTCGCGCCGCCTTCTGCTGCCAGCTCCACGGTATCTACCTTGCCAAACGTGTGGGCCATTCGCTCCTCAAAGCTCCCCAGCTTGACGAGCTCATCTGGCGCGCCCCACTCTGCTTGATACGGCACCAGTACGACACCGTTTTTCGGCACTACACGTTCTTTTGCTTTTGCGATCAGTTCGACCGTTACACCCGGACGTTCACGTTGAATGGTCATGCTTACACCCCGCCTTTGTATTTGGTCAGTCGGCTCTTCACTTGTCCTTCTGCCAGTAGTTGATCATCTGCTTCAGAAAAAAGAGCACCTGCTACCTCGAACCCTTCGGCTCCAAGGTAAGCGGCGCTCTTGATCCACTCTTGTTTGGTTTGCACAAGCTCTGGCGCATGTGCTTGTTGTTCTTTTCGTGCCACTATGATCGGGCCCCCTCTACATCAAATTCATTGATTTTTTCTGTGGCTGCTCTCTGCACCGCCACGTTGTAGGTGAACTGGAACGCGATTTCCGTCCGGTCCTTTTTATCCCGCCAAATACGCAAGGTGGAGCTGTCGATCTCGATAAACAATCCAGATGTCTTGCCTTGATAACTGAACTGCCTTTGGCGAAGAAGCTCACGCAGCGGCTCAGCTGAAAGCGGCTGATAGACACCTGCTACCTTTGGATAGTGGAGGACGATGGCTGCTTCTGAGACCACCTGATAGGAAGTGAGGCTTCTTCCTTCTTCACGGACCCCTTGCGTCAAAAGAAACGCGATAGGCGGCTGGAATCGCTGCGCCATCCAGTCGTCCACGTTCACAACAGTAGATAGCTCTGGATACGCTTCCTTCACCAGTTCACTGAGAACAGCTAGCTCACGATCCATCCAGCTTCCACCTCCCACACTTGCGGTATTCTCTTCTGTCTTCGTCACATGTCTCTTCCCCCCGCTATTTCACTTCATTTGGCAAGGTATCCACGGCAAATACCCGCCGAGCAGGGAGCGAGTAGTCTTTGGCTTTGAACTCGCAACATCGTGTGGCGCCAATCGCCGTTTTCCCCGCTCGCCGGACATTTGAGTCTTCGGCGTACATAAAAAGCCACCCGACAGCTTCATCGGATGGCTCGTATCTCTCTTACTTGTTTCGCTTGACTCAAGTATAACCGATTCGGAGGAAAAACCGGGAAAATGACCCGATGTGTCAGGAAGTGTCAACCTTTGTCAACCTCAAGCATGCTTGTGAAAATGAAAAGAAGCTGTCATCATCAGACAGCTTCTCATGTATTAAGCCGGGTTCTGTTTTTCATCATCCAGTCTGCTGAGCCTGATCGCCATACATCGCCCATGCCATCTTCATCACGGCGCTGCGCTTGATTTCATAATACCGCTGTCTGGACACACCGATTTCTTTGGCAATCAGGTTGTTCTTGTCGCCATCCAGCAAAGCTTCGACCACCAAGCGTTCCTGCTCACCCGGAATCGTCTCAACCGCTTTATTGATCCGCTCAATTTTATCCTGCAAATTTTGCAGCCTCTTCCATTTTCGCTCCCGGCGTGCAACCTCCGCATGTGTCCGATCACCCGTGGTTCCCTTTCCTTTTGGCATACCCGAATCCAATCCGTATTGTGCGACCATTCCTTCCCCCGCCTCACGCAAAAAACGCTGGATGCGCACAATCTCGATCTGCATGTAATTGTAGTCGCGGATTTCTTCCTCGGCTTTTTGTAAAAAATCTACAATGGGGGCTTGCTCACTCAACCGGACGAAGCCTTCTTTTCTAGCGGATACTGTCTTTTGCTGCCCCTTTGCCTCATGATCCTGCATGTACTTGTCCCACTCCGGGCAAGAATCGATTTTTCCCACGTGCTTATCATGAACCTGGCAATGTGCTTTCTTTCCCCAGCACGTTGCCGGACACACCTCGCAAACTGCTTCCATGAAAACATCTTTGCTGATCAAGGCACTATTCCCCCTCGGTCATATATATGAAGTCCGCAAAATAATTTAACGATTTTCGTTGACTCTTGCGTCTTTTCTTAATCTTTGAGACAAACCAATCTGTCCGATAATGACTCCGACCAATAAAACAGCTGCTCCGATTAATGCTGCTTCTATCATTTCGTACGTATCTCCTTTGCATCATCATTTTCTTGTATAATGAAAGGGGGCAAAGAGGATACTCACCAGTTGTATTCTTTGCCCCAAGCATTCAATGGGGATTCCGATCGTCAGTCGGAGTCTCCTTTTTTTGTTCCAGCTGCTCTTTCTTTTTCTCTTTGTTTGCTTTTAATTGCAGGTTGAACAGATTATTAATCCGAATCTGCAAATCTACCTGCTTAAACGTGACGATTAAAGCAAGGAAGCACACGACAACCGCGAGAACCTGAACGTAATCAATCGTCATCAT